GCGTCTCGAAAAGGCCATGCCCCATGTTCGATTCCACCTTGATGCGCGTAACGTTGTTGCGCTTGGCAACTTCAACAAGCTCTTGCTCATTCTCTGGCGTAAGGCCACCTTTCAATCCGCCAGCATCCAGTACATGTACATACGGACCTACTGCAGTGGCTACAGCAAATCCGATCTCGTCAGCACCGCCACCAGCAGGGTCTATGTACATGCAGATGTCTTTAGGGCGCACAAAGGCGCTTTCGCTAGGGGCTGCGTAGTACATTTTTGCACCAGGCACAGGGAAGTCAGGCCCAAGGGTTACTTCGTACTTTGCAGCGGCTTGCCAAGCTACGATCTCTGGTATGGTATCCGCACCGAAATTGGCCACTACAAGGTCCGAGAGCTTGAGCTGCAAGCGCACAGCATCGACCAGAGAGGTGTCCAGCATGTACTGCAACTGGAAGTCCTCTGGCCCCTTATCCAGCTCTTTCTCAATCAGCTCCTCATCCGTGTAGCGCAGAGGGTCAGTAGGCTGTCCGCGAGAGCCGTCTATACCGCCACCAGTGCGCAGTGCAGGGTTCTCCTGCATGGCTTTGACGATACAGGGCGCTAGACGCCCGTTGTAGCGGCTTTCTTCTTCCTCGGTAGGGTACCTACCAGGCCAGATGCGAATATCGAATCCACGCTGCGGTAGCGTGTTGTAGATACTGTCCTTGCTCTGTGGGGTACCGAGGTACAGGATGTCTCCGTGCGTACAGATACTAGAGAACTCCTTGGTGGCTTGCAGAAGCTGCTGGCGTTGCGTAGCGGACAGGCCATTGCGGTTGCTCTCAACGTCATCCGCAATCAGCAGGTCAGCACGCTTACCAGGCAGGTTCGAGGTGATACCGACACAAGCGATGCTTGGAGACTTGTCTAGCCCCTTGAGTGCATAATGCACGTCAAAGGCGGTTACGCTAGTGCGGTCTCCTTGCTGCTTATCAGGTCTCAGGCAGGTGAGAATATCCCACGTCATGATGCAGCGCACGATTAGCGTAGCATCTTCTAGGGCTTGATCTTCACCTGCCGAGACAACAAGGACGCGAGTGCTAGGGCGCTGTATGAGCCGCCAGACCGCGTACAAGCACGCAAGCGTCGATTTCGCCTCGCCACGCTGTGCCATCACCATACGCAGGCGCGGACCAGATTGCATGTACTCCGCAATGTCCTCTTGGATTGGCGTAAGCGAAAAGCCAAGGAAACGCATTGCATCCGCAGCGAAGTCCTTGAAGTCAGCGTATTGCTCAGCAAGAAGTTCTGCGTGCTTGAAACGCAGTTGAACTGGCATGCTCATACTAGCTCCTGTCAGAAGTCATCCTCGTCGATTGGAAATAGGGCCACAGGCCCTGTGCCGGTCTTGATAGCCTCAGAGCCTTGCTTGAGCTTGGCACGCTGCCGTTCCTCGGCGGCTTGCTTGAGGCGTTCGCGCAGAGCGTGCAGCTCATCAGCATCAGCAGGGTCAGCGGTAATCGCGTTGTCCTTGAGGAACTTGATGGCCGCGCCGAGAGTAGCGGCATCCGTAGGAACTCCATCCTGCATATCTTGCTCGATGCGCTGCTTCAGCGCAGCAGCAATCAGCCGATGCAGCTCAGCAAGCTCTGCGACGCTAGCTGCGGTTTTTGTATTATTAGGCATACAAACCTCACTGTTGTAATTACAACGCTACATCACACCTTCGCGGGGCGGGCGCCGACGATCCAGTCCGCGAACGACGCCGGATTGATGAGGTTGAGCGCGCCGAGACCAGCGTTCGCGCCGAGGCTCCAGCTACCGCCGCGCAGCGGGTAGCGCTGGCCGTGGTTGCGCATCCAGATGCGACCATTGAGCGCCAGGCTCCCCGGCGCCAACCCCAGCGCACGCAGGATTGGCGGGACGGTGATGCCGGCATCTGCAGCCAACGAGTTGAACGGCATCGAGTTGTGATCGTAGTCGTACGAGTTGCTGCCAGACGGACCGTTGCGCAGATCGACCACATCGTCGATTTGGAAATTGCCCAGGTCGTTGGCGACGCCATTGTCGCTGTACTCGGTGAGGCCGTCATATTTAGCCGTTCCCGCCGTTCCGGGAGCCACGAGCGCGCCGTCGGACAGGCGGATTGCCCTCCACGGCGCGGCATCGGTGAAATTGGCGGCGGTGGCGTCGTTGTTGGCTTCCAGCACCTGGATTTCGCCGTCGACCAGGCGCAGCCCAGGCGAGAATTCCCACACATTGCCCACCAGGTCGGCGATGCCTGCGGGGCTGCCGTCGTGACGCCACGAGAGCGGGCCTGCGCCCGTGAGCGTGCGCCCCGTGCCCGTCGTGCTGCCGGGAGCGCCTCTGTCCACGCGGCAGCCCGTCTCCCAGACGGCGTCGTGCGCGCGGCCCCAGTTGGTGTTGCCTCGCGGCTGCGAGCCGGATTTGGCGGTGAGCAGCGCAACCGCCGCCCACTCGGCGTTGGTCATGACGTGGAAGCCCGGCCCGGTGGCGCGCGCGGCAGCGACGAAATCGGTGTAGGGCCGGCTCACGGTCGGATCGACGTTTGGCACACTCAGCAGCTCGCCGTTTTTGATGATGCCTTGGTAGATGCCTACCCAGAATCCGTCGCGCGTCGCGCCGTCGACCACGAACGCCGGGTGCGGGCCGGTGCCGTAGTCAGGGCCGAGGTCCTCGAGATTGAATTTAGGAATGAACCTCATAATTGTAGGCTGGCCTTTGGCAGTGTAGAACACAGTGCAAAGACCTCCGGTAGCTGCCTCTACAGAGGCACGCAAATCGTCTTTTACAAATACAGTAGGCATGATATTCCCCTCAATTGAAGTAAGGCCAAAGTTCTACGGTTATCAAGTTGCGATCAACATCTAGAGTATATTCGCTATCTTGATTATCTTCTCCAAATTGCTCTTGAATACGCGAGGCAGGCGGTATTCTTATGGTAGCAACATAAGCACCTGATTCTCCACCTAGTACAAATTCACCAGTACCTAAGTCCCTGATTTCTATAGTGCTCGAAGATTCGCTGAAGTAGTCTTTGTATTCGACGCGCACATTTCCTACTTCAACATACTCATTTGTAATATGCATAGGCGCTACAGGGGCTCCGTTCTGTTTCATGATAATTGTCGGCATTTTATTTCTCCTAGTCATGAAGTCTCTCAACAACCCAATTGATAGTTACATTGTCCATAGACGATGTAATACCGACGGTCATGCCATTTACTGCTCTAGAACTTACAACCACTGCATTGGTGTCGAGCGGGCCGGAAGCGCTCGAAATATCTAGATGCACCCGGTAATCTGTATCGCTAAGTCTCCTGTTGAACATTATAGACTTTTCAGGGGGATTATTCATCAGCACAGGATATGATCCCTCTACTCGGCGTACGTCGGTTATTGATACACTGGCGAGGTAAGGATCATTTGCTGATGTATTATTTGCAGGCACACTTATGCGTTGCAGCAAGATTCCGTTTTCTGGTGGGTTTTCTCCTAGTGCTGTAATTTCAAAGTTGTACGAATTGCCATCCTTTTTCAAATACACGTAGGCAATCTGTGCGAAACCTGCGGTATTATCAGGAACTACTACAGCAGCGGATTTGCTATTTACATATCCTATAGTGCCATCTGCAAAATATTGTCCTCCAGAAATATTCAGAGACCTTTGAACGTCAGTAGATTTAGTTGCTGTACATCCTGAAATAATCCCCTTGTTGTATATGGTAACCTTTCCAGCTTGTGTCCAAGGGCCTACTCTAAGATTCTCGACCATTTTATTTAGCATATTCACGTTCGTAGCTATGAACTGATATGCATTAGTAAAATGGTCAGTATATTGTGGAGTAGTACCAACAGGTTCCCACATGTTTTGGTCTAAGCTTGGGTCTATGGTACTAACCCCAGGAATTTTGCAGCGGTAGTTTTGTAGGTCAATAGGTGAATATACAACTATGCCTACTGAATAATTACCGCCATATTCCCACTGTGACACATTAGCGGTAGCGCTTACAGCGTTAGCCGCCGTTTGAGCGGCTTGAGCACTGCTGGCTGCACTCGTAGCAGATGATGCTGCGCTGTTCGCATACTCTTCGGCTTCGATTGCGCTTTGCGCGGCATTTGCTGCACTGTTTGCAGCTGCTATTTTGCTAGATTCAGCAGACGCAGCAGCTGAAGTAGCAATATCTGCCTTTTCCTGCGCAATTTCTGCGGCACTTACAGCACTAGCAGAGCTAGTCATAGATTGAGTAGCGCCATTAGCAGATTCTATCGCATAATTAGCAGCCAAGGAAGCTGAATTAGATGCCATGTTAGCGTATTCTGCGGCAGCGTTGGCACTGGTCTTTGCCTCGCCTTCAGCTTGCCACGCTAGCTCTTTAGCTCTCCATGCACTTTGCATGTCGTTTTTGTACTGCGACAGGGAGATAGCATCACCATCATCAATAGCTGGGCCGACATTCTTTATCCTGTGCCCGTGCATATTGATTTCGTTGTAGAAGTCTTTTGCTACATTGACTTCAATTCCCTCTTGCGCGATGTGCAAAACTTGCTGAAGGTCCTCGTCTAGAGCTTCTGCTGTGAATGCAGCCCCTTTGCTGAAGTAATGCTTTAGCTGGGAAATGTCAGTAGTTCGTTTGATAACTACTTCGTACCCCGCCGGAATAGGGGAGTCGAACACGATGCGATCTTCTACATCGTTGGCCCAGCTCCACGCGCTATACATCTGGTAATTTACATATACAGAAATTTCAGAGCGGTCTAAGTAGTTGATGCTGAGATCAACTACTTGCAGAGTGCCGTCTGAAGTAATTTGTTGTATGCTGCGCATATCAATCTCCTCTTGCGATTTCTCGTGAAAGTGCATTCACGAAAGGGTTTGCAGCTAGAACCGGAAGCAGGGCAAGCGCTGCACTTCCTGCCTTTTCAGGGTCTAGGCCCACTACCCCTTGGATGAGGCGGATTCCTCTATCCATAGGAATGAGGCCAGGTGCCCCGAGAGCATTTTGCTGTCCGGTAATCCACTTGAAAGGTTCAGAGAACAGGCCAATGGCACCCATCTGAGCAATGGCTACTTTCACAAGCTCATCGTCTGATAGGGGTTTCCCTTGGGTTAGCACTGCTTGTGCCTGAACAGTGGCCATAGCCAGGGGAAGCTGATACAGCAGCACCAGGCCCATAGCCCCTGCACCCTCACGCATCAGCGTACCAGACAGAATCTTGTTATGCGTAGCCAGGATGAAACTGCGGTACATGAAAAGGAACTTGCCTACGTTGTCAAAGACAGCGAAATGCGGCAAATCCCCAAGGCGGGCTTTCATTACAGCCTCGTCCATCATCCGCATGATTCCTGGGCGAACAGCATCCCAAACCTCTGCTGGCCAGGCATCGACAAACAGGCCATGCTTGTCTATGGTCCGCTTCAGCTCAGGAAGCACGCTCTCTGGTACGCCATAGCGGGTAACGGCTTGGATTTCTTTCTTGTTACCCTGAGCCGCTAGGCGTAGCCTATCCACAATGAGATTGGCCGTAACCCTAGCGTGCAGATGATGAATAACTTTCAGACCATTCGCGTACGGTACAAGCTGACCAGCACGCTGCATCCAGAGATGCGCCATGTTAGACGGGTCTATCTCGTACCCATCCTCGAATCGAGTAATGAAAGGACGCAAGCGCATACCCATTGCACTCTGATCGGCAAGGATATTCACGATGCTCCTAGCCTCTTGAGGAGACGGGTTTTGCACCAGCTTGCGGAATAGCGGGAACTCCTTTGCGGTGTATTTCATAGTACCCAGTAAGCTGTACTTGGCCATCGTGTTAGCGAACTCAGTTACCTGCCAGAGACCAGACCAGGCCAGGGCCACAGAACGGTTGAACCCCTGAATCAGCCGGAACGTGGCGTTCATTCTGGCACCAGCAGGGTCTCCTCGCCAATAGGCCATCACCTCATCGAATAGTCTTGCAGCTTCCTCTCGCTTTTCATAGGGCAAAGATTGCAGCAGCTCTTGTCGTAAGCTCTCTACGTCAGAGCGCTTACGCAGCC